GAGAAAAACATGGCATTTCAAGTAAGCCCAGGCGTATCAACAGCAGAAGTAGATTTGACTACTAGGGTACCTATTCCTTCACTTTCCCAAGGTGCATTGTGTTCAATTTTCAAATGGGGTCCATTACACGAAGTGGTTACTGTTTCTTCTGAAGATGTCATGGTAGAACGATTTGGTAAACCAACAGGAGACAATTTTCAAGATTGGTTTACAGGTGCAAATTTTTTAATGTATGCAAATACATTAAGAGTTGTACGAACTGCAAATACATCTAGTGCAAAAAATGCAGTATCGAATGGGGCTGTAGTATTGGTCCAAAATGAACAAGAATATCAAAATACTGCCGCATTGTCTGGTGGGGGTACTGCAGGTAGGACTTGGATTGCAAAACATGCTGGTGATTTAGGAAATACATTTAAAACATCTATTTGTTTGCCTACTAGAGCAAATACGCAAGTTGACGATGGTGTTGTTTCCTTGGCAGCAAATACAGATGTTGAGATGACTGGACTATTTGTTACTGCGGCCTCTGGTGTTTGTAATTCCAAGGTGTTAGATGATGGTAATGCAGAACAAGAATTAGAAATAGGTGATATTGTAGTAAATCCAGCTGGTGATGGTTCTAATGTGGCTATTGTTACTGCGGTAGCAAATAGTTCACAATTTACTGCAACTCTTGAAGATGGTACTAGCTTACTTGACGCTTCGGGCAGCGAAATCACGGTAGTACGTAAAAAAAGGTCGGCATTTGCAGAGCCAGAAGGTAATATGATGGGTACAGTGGCATTTTTGGAGACTTCTCCAACAACACTTACAGGAACGAATACTCATTTTACAAAACAAATTTATGTTGGTGATATTATAACTTTAAATGATAATATAGGTAAACAGAGAAGAAGAGTCACTGCTATATCGACTGATATCTCTCTTACGGTTGACCAACCATATACTTTGGACTTTACTGCAAAACCATATTCAAGAGAATGGGAATTTAATTCTGATTTTTCAAAGGAACCTTTAACTAGTAGTTTTGCATATAAAACTACTGGAAATAAAGATGTAAATGACGAAATTCATATTGTGCTTGTTGATGAAAATGGGGATTGGACAGGAACTAAAGATGTTAGGGGAGCGACTAGAGTTCTTACGAAATCTGTATTGGAAACCTATCCTGCAGTATCAGTTGCTAATGGGGCAACTTCTTCTATTGGTGAAAGTAATTATTATAAAGATTATATCAATAACCATTCTGAATATATTAGATGGGGAGACCATACTGGTGTAGGTGATATAGAGACTAGAACTGGAACTGGTGGAACCGACAACACCATTAATCATGAATGGGGAGGAACACTGACTACTGGTGATAGTGCTTCTAATAATTCTTTTAGAGGTTCTTTTTCGGATAGTGGTTATGCAAATGGCATTGTTACTGAAAGTTTTTCTGGAGGCAATGATGGTTCTGCTGTATCTGATGCAGATAGAATCAATGGTTGGAAAAAATTTACTGACCCAAATACAACAGATATTTCGTTTATTCTTTCCGGTGAGGCTTCTGATACACTTTCAAAGTATCTTATTCAAGAAGTTGCGGAAAATAGAAAAGACTGTGTAGCATTTATTTCACCTCTTACTTCAGATGTAGTTAATAACGATGGATATGAAGTGGCTGCAATAGTTGATAGAAGAAATCAACTTCCAAGTTCAAGTTATGCAGTTATGGATGGTAACTATAAATATATGTTAGATAGATTTAATGGTATATTTAGATATGTGCCATTAAATGGAGATATTGCAGGTGTATGTGCCCAAGCTGATGCAGGAAATCCTTATATTTCTCCTGCGGGATTTAGTAGAGGTAATATTAAAGGTGTCACAAAACTTGCATTCGACCCTACACGCAGCAATAGAGATGACCTTTATGTAAAAGGTATTAATAATGTAGTATCGTTTCCTGGTCAAGGAACAATTTTGTTTGGAGATAAAACACTTTTGGCAAAACCGTCTGCGTTTGATAGAATTAATGTAAGACGATTGTTCATTATACTTGAAAAGGCGATTGCAAATGCTGCTCAATTTTCATTGTTTGAATTTAATGATGTATTTACTAGAGCCCAATTTATTGCAACTATAGACCCATTTTTAAGAGATGTACAGGCCTCACGAGGTATTGTGGAGTATTCAATAATATGTGATGGTACTAACAATCCTCCTGTAGTTGTTGATAGGAATGAATTTAGAGGTGATATATATGTGAAACCCAATAGGGCAATTAATTTCATCAGTCTCAATTTTGTTGCAGTTGCATCTGGTGTACAATTTTCTGAAGTAGTGCAATAAGGAGAATAAATGGCATTTAATATAACAAATTTTAAAACTGCAATGAAATATGATGGTGCAAGACCTAATTTATTTCAAGTGAGTATACCACAAATTAACGGATTCCCACCAGGGAATAATAATGACCAACATGATAAGTTTTTCATAAGAGCCTCCTCACTTCCTGGTTCGACACTAGGAACTGTTGTAGTTCCTTACTTCGGACGAGAAGTTAAATTTGCAGGCAATCGTACATTTGCTGATTGGACAGTAACTGTTATAAATGATGAAACTTTTTCGTTGAGAGGAAGATTTGAAACCTGGATGCATAAGATAAATGGACACACCTCGAATATTCGTAGCCAATCACCACTATATACGAACACTGTTGATGTATCACAATTGAGTAAAAAAGGCACAGAAGACACCCCACTAAGAAAATATTCATTTCACAACATGTTCCCAATAGACCTAAGTGAAATTACTCTTGATTGGGGGGATAATGATTCAATAGAAGAATTTACATGTACATTTGCTTATGATTATTGGGTGGCTACTAGCGCAGGCTCACCTAGCGGTGCTAACCCTGCACTACCTGCAATAGTTTGACATAATTATACCATTTTTCTGATTCCGTGGGTGAATAAATATAACGAACTATAATAGTTTTTTATTACACCCACATTCAGGACCTTATTATGCCCGTTGAATTATTTGGTTTTTCTATAGGTAGAACAAACCAACCAAAAAAATCCTTACAATCCTTTGCTAAACCTGAATATGAGGATGGTGCTTTACCAGTAAGTTCTGGTGGTGTTTACGGAACATATGTAGATACTGACGCCACAATTAAAACAGAATTTGAACTGGTAAATAGATACCGTGATATGTCATTACAGGCAGAATGTGAAGCCGCCATTGATGATATTGTAAATGAAGCTATAGTCACATCACATGAAGTCCCTCCAGCAAGAATTAACATTGATAACGTAAATATATCTGATAAAATAAAAGAAAAAATTCGAACAGAATTTTCTGAAATAATTCGACTTTTGGATTTTAATAAAAAAGGTGTTGATATCTTCAAACGATGGTATATTGATGGAAGATGTTATTATCATGTGGTGATTGATGAAAAGCAACCTAAGAGAGGTATACAGGAATTAAGAGTTTTAGACCCGAGAAAAATAAAAAAGGTTAGAGAATCAAAGAAAAAGGAAGGAAACACAGCAACTATTCCTTATCCTAATCAACAATCTGAAACACGAGAATTTTTTGTTTACAATGAAAAAGGCCTATATAGAGGGCAAGGTCAATCAACATATCAAACATCTTTTGGACAGGCCGCAGCAGGAATCCGTATAGCACCAGATGCTATAATATATAATCATTCTGGTTTGCTAAACAGTTCTCGTAGTATGATTCTGTCATATCTTCACAAAGCAATCAAACCTTTAAATCAATTAAGAATGTTAGAAGATGCTATGGTTATCTATAGGATTGCCAGGGCGCCTGAGAGAAGAATATTTTATATTGATGTCGGTAATCTTCCCAAGCTGAAAGCAGAACAATATTTAAGAGATTTAATGTCAAAGTATCGTAACAAATTAGTCTACGATTCAAATACAGGTGAAATTAGAGATGATAGAAAACATATGTCAATGCTTGAGGATTATTGGCTTCCAAGACGAGAAGGTGGAAGAGGAACAGAAATTACTACTTTGCCTGGAGGACAAAATCTTGGAGACATTGAAGATATACTATATTTTCAGAAAAAATTGTATAAATCATTAAGTGTTCCTATTTCAAGATTAGAGTCCGAAGCAAATTATACGATTGGTAGAGCAACAGAAATATCTAGAGATGAAGTAAAATTTACACGGTTTGTGAATAAACTTCAAACCCAATTTTCTGGTTTATTTAATGATTGTTTAGAAAGACAATTGACATTGAAAGGTATTCTTTCACTTGAAGATTGGAAAATGATTAAAACAGATTTATTTTATGTTTATGAAAATGATAGTCATTTTGCAGAAATGAAAAATGCTGAACTAATGCAAGATAGAATGAATCTTCTTAGAGATTTGTCTGATTATGCTGGTAAATATTATTCTCATGATTTTATACGTAAACATATTCTTCGACAAACAGATGACCAGATACGTGAAATTGATGATGCAATATCATCTGAGCTTGAAGACCCTAGATATAATAGAGATGAAGAAGGCGCTAGTGGAGGAGCACCGATGTATAATGAAGTTCAGCCGAATGATAATAAAGAAATGATATTAGAA